AAGTTAAGCCGATGATTGTGATGCAAATTGCAAAGACTGCAAGAATGCAGATTGATTGAAAAACCACAGACTTAATCGTGGTGAATTTTTTAGCGTTCTGACGCTTAACACACTCAGCAATAAATGCCTTGTGTTCTCCGTTGACTACGCTTGATTTTGTATTCATATCAAGCCCCAATTTCTTTAGCATGAACGTGAGTGTCACAGGCAACTAAAAGCATAGTTTTGTACTTGCTCCAAAACTCCAAAGCATTACTGTCCATGATCTTAATTTCTTCATCAGTGAAGTTTTTCCACGCTTCTACAGAGTGATTTTGGCAACCAATTCTCATAAACCCTGTTCCACTGATAAAAACAGCCCAGCGTAAGCCATTGATGATTAGTGGAGTATTTTTCGCACCCTGAAGATTCGCATCCCAAAGATTCGCACCATCAAGATTCGCACCCCTAAGATTCGCACCCTCAAGATTCGCATACCGAAGATTCGCATCCCAAAGATTCGCACCCTCAAGATTCGCATCCCGAAGATTCGCATCCCGAAGATTCGCACCCCGAAGATTCGCACCCTCAAGATTCGCACCCCTAAGATTCGCACCCTGCGAAATAGCTTCCTCTAATGCATGTCGAGCAATCATTCCTGACTCCATTCCCTCTGGAATATCGCAAGAGAAAAGAACCTCGCCAGTGAAGCGGTTTTTAATTTCGTATTTTTGTGTCATAATGACCTCATTGTGTTGAAGCCCTGATGCCGTAGTAAGTTGTCAGGGCTTTTTTGTGTTTACGAGGTTGAATATAATCCATCTTATAAAAACAGTCAATAAGGAAACTTATAATTATTATTAAAAAAATAAACTCACTTATTAAAGTATCAATAAGGAATATAAAATAATTTATTGATTTTTTACAAGCAATATTATAAATTATAAGACAGATTATATGTAAGGAGTAGAATGATGCACGATCCTGATTGGTCTTTGGCAATTCAAGACTTGATTAGTGCTGGATACACAGAGGCGCAAATCGCTAAGCAGGTCGGCACAACACAGCCAACGATCCACTATCTAAAGACTGGAGCGTCAAGCGATGTGAAGTACAGATTAGGTGTTCGCCTTGTTTTGCTTTGCAGCCAAAGTAATGTTTCGATCAAACAAAAAGACCTAGCTGCCGCAAACAGCTAGGTCTCACATTCATAAAAGGAATAAGCCAATATGAACATGCCAATTTTAACACAGTTCGGAAATTCCGAGCAATCAATGACTAGCTTGGAAATTGCCGAGTTAGTTGAAAAGCGTCACGACAACGTGAAGCGCACAATCCAAACTCTTGTTGAATGCTGCGTTATTACTTTACCTCATTTTGAGGAAAAGGCTACGGCTGGCAGACCAATCGGTTTTTTTGTATTTAAAGGCGAAAAAGGCAAGCGCGATTCAATTATCGTTGTTGCTCAACTTTGCCCAGAATTTACAGCTCGCCTTGTTGATCGCTGGGCTGAACTAGAAGGCAAAAACCGCGAACTATCAAAAATGGAAATCCTGCAAATGGCTCTTGAGTCTGAGCAGCAGAAATTGGTTCTTCAGCAGCAGTTAGAAATCCAAGCTCCAAAAGTCGCATTTGTTGATAAATACGTTGCTGGCAATGGAAACAAAACATTCCGCCAAGTTGCAAAGCTACTGCAAATCAAAGAGCCAGCTTTTCGCAATTTCTTAGAATCAAACCAAATCATGTACAAGCTCAATGGCGAGTGGACAGCAACCTCGCCACACATTAACGCAAAACGCTTCTATGTGAAAACAGGTGTTAGTGATTCAGGTCACGCATTCAATCAATCGCTATTTACACCTAAGGGTGTGGAATGGATCGCTGGCGAGTTGGCTAAAAGCAACGTGCGTGAGGTGATGGCATGAGCGCAAATAAAGAGTTATTTCAAACTCATCTCGACTACTCAAAAAAGCTCAAAAAAGTTTCAGAGCAGATTGGTTTTACATTTGAAATCATCAAAGAAAGAAACCCGCTCCAAATGAATACCGCAGAACTTCAACACATATTAAAAATCATGAACTCTCTAAATGAGATTAATGGGTTTGTGGTTGGTGAGTATGTGGATGCGCTAGAGCTTGCTGAATGCATGGTTGTAGAGGGGCGCGTGTAATGAACCACATCACCCTCCAATTTATCGAAAAATACGACAGAGAGCATCCAAGCTTTGCATCTCGTTATTGCCAAGTTGCCGATCTATACGACAGCGACTTAGATATGTTCCACATTGAAGAAGTGCAGGATGAGTACGAAGAATTTAAGGAAGGAGGAGATTGTGAGTAATTTTATCCCTAACAGCTTCCAGTTGCCGAATGCTTTTGTAGATGAAGCAATGAAGAAACTCAGCCCTACAGCAAACATCCTATACATTGTAATTGTTCGCAAGACTCGTGGCTGGCAGAAGAACAAAGATGCAATATCACTTACTCAGTTTGAGGACATCACAGGCCTGTCACGCAAGACTGTAATCAAAGCAATTAATGAGCTGATTGATTTTGGTTTTGTGAAAGAGTATGCACAAAAAAATGCTAAAGCTGCAAAATCTTATGCTCTAAACGATAGTGTATTTTCTACACTAGTAGAATCCACACTAGTGGAAAATTTACACCATACTAGTGGAGAAATTCCACCAGTTACTAGTGGAGAAATTCCACACACAAAAACAACTATAAAAACAACTAATCAAAAACAAGTGGTGTACTCAGAATACTTTGAGAAGTTTTGGGAAGCATATCCACGTTGTAAGCGTAAATTTGACAAGTCAGGAACATTTAAAACTTTTGAAAAATACAAATCAGTTGTGACTACTGAAACATTGATCAAAATTCTAAATGCTCAAAAACAAGATCATTCTTGGATTAAGCAAGATGGCGAGTTCATTCCAGCGCCGACTGTCTGGCTAAACCAAAAGAATTGGGAGAATGATTACTGGACAACTCAAGAACCAGTATTTAGTCAAGCACCACCAGCACATCAAAACCTTAAAACAGTAAAAGGAGCTTGGTAATGTCTGACATCCATAACATCGCAATTGAACAGTGTGTACTTGCTGCATTGATGACAGTTCAAAACTCTTATGAAACTGTGGCAGGGGATTTAACCCAAGACTGCTTCTTCTCAACAAAGCATCAAGAGATTTTTAAAGCCATTTCAGAATTGGCAGATACTGGAAAACCTTATGACGTTGTACTGGTTGAACAGAAACTAAATCAAAGTAAATCAGTGCTAGATGCAACCGAGTATCTGATGACACTCATGTCTGATGCACCATCGAGTTTTTATAACTTGGTTAGCTACGTGTCTGAACTCAACAAACTTAAAACACATCGTAAAGTTGAGGAGATCGGTAAGAAGATTTCCCTTATTGCTCGTGATCTAAATCTGGATGATGTTTTTTCAGAAGCGGAAGGCTTGTTTAGTGGTTCAGATAATCAAGATCAAAACCATTTAGGCGCAAGCTTTGAAGATTCAATTAGAAGTGCTTTGGAAAAGATGATCGAAAAATCCGAAGCAATGGCAGCAGGCAAACCGTCAGGCGTGAGATTCAATCTACCTACTTTGGATAACCTGATTGGCACAGTTCAAAAAGGGCATTTGTGTGTCGTTGGTGGCAGACCAGGATCGGGTAAATCAACTTTGGCTCAAATGCTGGCACTGGATACTGCAATCAAAAACAAAGGTGTGTTGTTTGTATCGGCTGAGATGGACAAAGAGACTCTAGCAAATCGCATGATTAGCGCATTGAGCCTAATCCCGTATGACGAATTACATAATGCTCGCATGTCGTCAGGCGTGTTGAAGTCATTTGCTGAGGCACAAGCTACTTATGCAAAGTTACCAATTTGGATAGAACCAAAGCAAAAACCGACATTAAGCGAAGTTCGCACCTATGTTCGCAAAGCAGAGCGCAGATTTAAGAAGATTGGACTTGGCTGCATCGTTATTGACTACCTGCAACTTCTCCGCAATCCAAGCCAACGAGATCGTATTCAAGAGGTGGCATCCATTAGCCGCGAACTTAAATCAATGGCGAAAGAATTTGAATGCCCAGTGATTGCTTTGGTGCAGTTGAATCGTGATGCAGACAAAGGCTCACGTCCTAAAAGTTCAGACATAAAAGAATCAGGTCAGATCGAGCAGGATGCAGACCAGATCGTTTTATTGCACCCAAAACTGCAAACAGAGGACTTAATGCCGACTGGCATAACGGAAGTGCTAGTGACTAAAAACCGACATGGCAAAAAAGGAATTGTGCTGGTTCAAGATCAATTGGATATATGCCGTTTTGCATCGGTGCAGGTTGAAGAAGCAGGAGGTGCAGCATGAAAGACCAAAACGACAACAAAACTCAAGATTGGTGTGATCAGATTGTTAAGTGCGTTGTTCCCGTGTCAGGTGGTAAGGATTCTCAGACCTGTCTTGCGTTAGCGATTGAGTACTTCGGGAAAGAGAATGTGATTGGTTTGTTCTGCGATACCCAATTTGAACACCCACTCACTTATGAACATATCGAAAACATGCGTGACCTGTATGAAGTTGAAATCATTACTCGCAATGATGGAAATGTTCTTGACCAATGTATTAAGTGGGGGCGCTTCCCAACTGATAACGTCAATTTTTGCACCAATTACCTAAAGATCAATGTGGGCAAAGAATTTTACAAGCAATTGGCAGAACAACAGGGCTGTGGTTTTGAAGTTTGGTACGGATTGCGCTCAGCAGAAAGCCAGCATCGTGAGAAGCGTTATGGAAGCAAGATTGATGATGAGCTTTATGCACCACATGAAATCATGCCCAGCAAGTACCCAAAATATTTGGAAAAACTTGGTGTGATGATGCGCCTGCCGATTGTTGATTGGTCTGAACAAGATGTTTTCGAATTTCTTGGCAACAAAGTTAATTCGCTCTATTCACATGGCTTTGATCGTGTTGGCTGTTTCCCTTGTTTGGCTGGTGGAGATAAATCAAAAGAAAAAGCATTTCAATTCGACTCGTTTGGCCAGTCGCAGCTAAAGAAAGTGCGTGAAGTTGAAAAGAAAATCGGTAAGTCAGTATTCACAAGCAAAGGCGCTTCGCAGAGAAATAACGAGGCTCAGCTATGTATGTTTTGTCAGATTTAAGGGAGGTGAGGTGTGAGCATTTATCAAAAACAAGCCAAATCTGAATTATTGAAAAACGAGCTTGAGAAGTTTTTAGCGAATGGTGGGGAGATTACCAACCTCAAAGGCACTGAAATTAAACAACGTCCGCCACGTTCAACGGTTGAATCCGACAGTTACGCAAGCGCAATACAGACTATTGCGTTAATTAACTGGTGCAACAATGGCAGATTTGTCAGATCAAGACGCAAAGCCATCACAGAACGCACAGGATTAAGCAAGCAGCGCATTTTGCAATGCTTGATACCCAATGATAGGGCAAGGCTAACAAAAGGCGAATACAAGCAAATTAAAGCGGTTTTAAGAGACATTGAAGAATCAGAGTTGGAATTGGGGATTGAGAGAGGTGCAGCGTGAAAAGTGGCAGACCATTTGATAAAGACGCATTTGAAAACAGATTTCAAATCTTAGTTTATGCAGCTCACTCCAATAGCTTTAGAGTTTCTGATGTGGCTTTAGATGTTGTAAATGCAAGCAATAACGCAATTAGAAACTACTTAAAAGATTTGATGCAGCTTGGGTATATAGAGCGATTCACGATTTATGACTATCGAGCTACCGAAGCTGCGAAAGGATTATTTGGCGTAGCTAAGAGAGGGGAAAGCAAATGACTCCAACACTTACAGAAATCCGTACAGCATTGCAGAACTTAGCGATGAAGAAAGGTCGTTCCGATTATGAACTTTGTACTGCTGAAGCAGTGAAGTTTGCATTAGAGAACGGAATAGAACACCACTTAATCGCTGAGCTTCCATTCTTTGAAGTATTGCTACGAGAAGAAGATAAACCCTCAAAACCAACTAAACCAACAGGGCAAAGAGGTTACATAACCGATGCGCAGGCTTTAGAAATTGTTATTTGGCTAAAGAATTTCAATGGCTTGTATAAAGACTTGGCAGAAATGGTTGGGTGCAGTAAATCAATGTTAATTCACATTAAAGCTCGTAGAAATAGATGCACTTTTGAGATGTACAACAAGATCATGAAAGCACGAAAAGAATTAGAGGGAGTAGCGGTATGAAACAAGTCAAAAAGAAACTGCATGCAGAGTGGGAAGTAATTTCAAGTGCAGAGTGGTTAGAGAAATTAGACCGAAACCCAACAAATGAAGAAATGCTTCAAATCTTCGCTGGGAATTTCTATCCGCTATTTCATGTAAAACGAGTCAACAGCAAGCAAGTGTGGACTTTGAAAATCACAACGTATTTAGAGTGTGATGACGGTTGTACTTCTGAGTGTGAGCTGGAGTGGAAGTTTGATAAGCCAATGTCGATGCATGAGGTTTTAAACGGTGCAAAGCATATCAAAGTAGATCAAGGTGGAATTAAAACTCGTTGGATCGGTGTGACTAAGAACTGGATTGGAGAGCTCGATGCTGATTATGACGATACATGGAAAGCAACCAAAGCGATTGCAAGAGCCGAATGCACAGCAATGGTGAAACAGGTGAATGGGGCTGCTCATCTTCTTAATAGTCTGATTGGGCATTTGGGGAGAGTGGCATGACTGGATTTACAGAATTGAGAGATCAGATCAATTTGACGACTGACTTGCAAGAAAAAGAATTGCTACAGCAGCAGTTTGAAATGATGCATCGGGCAGCAGATGAAGAAAGTAAAAAGTTTGAAGATTTGATGCGTGGCGACTGGAGTGATTGGGATGAGTGATGTAGATAACACTTTAAACGAACGTGGCGAGCGTTACGGCAATTATTCAAACGTGGCTGGTACAACTCAACAGCTAATGTCTATCGTTGAACGTGGTGCAAACTACGGGCATTTAAACGCAGAGCAGAAAACCAGTCTTTTTATGATCTGCAACAAGATTGCTAGAGCAGTGAATGGCGACCCTCAATATTTTGATAACTATCGTGATATTGCAGGTTATGCAACTTTAGCTGAAAGAGCGTGTGAAGTGGTTGAGACACCTAAAGCGATTTTAGAGGCTAAGAAAAAGCTATGCCACCACCACTGGGTTGATGGTTTGGATGGTGGCACCTTAGTTTGTGCTCACAAGTGTGGAGCGTGGAAGTGATGAAAAGTGAATTTGAGAAGTGGCTTGGCGATGTATGGCTATCTGATGCCGAATGGGATGAATCAAAAAATACATACAGCGATTCTAGAATCCATTGTATGTGGTCAGCTTGGCAACACCAACAATCAAAAGTGGATGAGCTGCAAAAGCGGGTGGATAAAGCAATTAGATTGCTTGTGGAAGCAGAATTATATCAATCAGAGCCTAACATTGATTTAGCAGTGCAAGCGCTCAAGGGGGACCAATGACCACATTCAAAGATGCTCAAAGAAGCAGATCAAAACCTGTGGCACGTTCTAAACGTGTCCAAAAGGTGCCTACAGAAGATCAAGAGCAGATCACGCTCATGTCATGGGCGCATCGTGTGAAGTTTGGAAATGGTCGCCTTTCTGATTATTTGATTCATATCCCGAATGGCGGATCAAGAAACATCATTGAAGCCGCAAAGTTTAAAAAGATGGGCGTGAAAGCTGGTGTGCCTGATCTGCAATTGTTAGTGCCAAACGGTTTGATTCATGGCTTATGGATTGAACTCAAATCAAAGACAGGGAAGTTGCAGCCAAGCCAAAGATTGATGATTCAGCGTTTAGAAGAACAGGGCTATTTGTGCAAAGTCTGCTTTGGTGCAGATGAAGCGATAAATGAAATTAAAAAGTATTTGTGTTTGAACGGTGGTGAGTGATGAATGCAGTAGTAAGCAAAAAACATTATATGTTGGTGTTAGGTCAGACTGAAATGATGCTTGAGCAAATCATGGAGCAATATGGTTCTTGGTTGCTGCTTGCAAAAAATGATGTAAATCTTGATGCAAGAGGTACGATGCAGCAGATTTATGAAATGGCAAATGGTGTTGCTACTGATAATCGTAAACGAGCAGCGCCACGTTGCAAGATTACAGATGAATTTGCAGATGCGGTAAAAGAACTACTTGACGATATTAAAGATACCGATAGCGAAGTGGTAAAAGAATGGATTAAATGTATTGAGCTGTATTATGTTGATTTTCATCGTCAGATTGATGTTGCTCGATTAATGAGAATGAGCGAAACAGCAGTTTCTGAATGTATTAAATGTGGTATCGCCCATATATGTGCAAGACGTTCAAGTATAAAAAGTTTTTTCACAACAAAAGTAAGATCAAAGCATTGATTAGCCCGAGCACATATGTTAATTTATATGTTAGAGTGGCGTAAGTTGCATGTAGGTCACTAAGTATTTAAAAGCTCACAGAAATGTGGGCTTTTTTGTTTCCTCATGTTTATAAAATCTAGATAAATCGACATGACATAAATAACGTGTCGATGGTTTAGATATTTCTAGTCATAATCTTTGACATGATTTAGCTAAGAAATAAACCAAGATATTGATTTATATAGTTAATGTGTTGACATTTTTCTAGTCATTTTTAGCTATTCGATTTGCGGTGAAATAAGGAGAGCCACATGCTCCAATTCTTAAAACGATTGTTCTGCACTCACGAGTATGAATACGAATCAGATATTTTTGTGCAGATTGAATGCTGCAAGTGTGGCAAATTGAAAAAGTAAGTTGAGTTAAATATGAAATATGAGTCATTCGAGCCGAATGGCTCTTTTTTTATGCCTGTAAAAAATGTCCTTAGTTTATTTAATGGTATTTCTGCATTTCACTTAGCTTTAGATCGAGCAGGAATTGAGATTAATACTTGCTACTACGCTGAAATTGACAAATACGCTAATAAGATTACAGAGCATCACTATCCTGATGATATTGCTTTAGGTGATGTAACTAAGTGGCGCGAATGGGATATAGACTGGGCTTCTATTGATTTAGTTGGCGCGGGATTTCCATGTCAGGCGTGGTCGGTAGCAGGGAAGCAGCTAGGCGATAAAGACGAGCGTGGTATGTTGTTTTGGACAACGCTAGAAATTATCGCTCATGTTTTAAAGCATAATCCGAAAGCAAAGTTCTTGATGGAAAACGTCAAGATGAAAAAAGACTTTGAGCAATACATTACACATCACACCGAGCAAGCTTTAGGTCATGTTGAGAAAACTTTGATTAATTCTGCGTTGGTATCCGCACAAAATAGACAGCGTTATTACTGGACTAATTTCGAGGTTACACAGCCTGACAATAAGGGGATTTTGCTTAAAGATATTATTGAGGGTGAGCCTGAATATTTATACAGTGGTTTAGAGAACGACATAAGAGCTGGAATAGTTTCAACTGAACAGAATTTAAATGGTGTATCACAAACCCTACGCAGAGCATTGAGTGATGGCAAAAACCCTGAGCAAAAAGCAAACAGTTTGACCGCTTGTGCATATAAAGGAATGGGTACAAATGGTATGACTAATGTGCTTATTTGTGGCGGTGCGATTCGTGGTCGCTATTTAGTTGATGGAAAGCGTCAAGACAACAAGATGAAAACGGCAGGGCTTACAGAGCAAAGGTTGGAAGTCCGCAAGGATGAAAAAACGAATACGCTAACCACTGTTCAAAAGGATAATGTGGTTGTTTTGAAAAACGAATCTGCAACAAAAGACAATAAATCATACTCACTAACTGCATCTTATGGTGGGGCTGTGGCTTGGAATAGTTGCCAAAAGAAACAGCGAACAATGATACCTGTTGCAGAATCAACAGATAAAAACCCAAACCAATATAACGGAATCTTCTACCGCAAGCTAACCCCACTAGAGTGTGAACGCCTGCAAACATTTCCTGATCATTGGACGGATTGCGTATCTAATACACAGCGATATAAGGCACTTGGTAATGCTTGGACTGTAGATGTTATCGCTCATATTATGCAATGCGGCTTTAAATCTTAACCCTCGCCACTTCGGTGACTTAATATTTTAAGGATTAATAGTTATCCATTTTGCTTTTTTGGGTATAATTATTAAGCGGATAGGGTCGCTCCTGAAAGGTGGATTACACCCCCACTTTCCGCACCTTATGGGTGTTTAATCTAAATAGGTGTTAAAGATGAACTTATATGAATTGCACTGCGAAGCATTAAAAAAAATAGAAGATCCGTACTACCGTGGTGGTCTTGCTATCGTTGTTGAAATGTGGTCTGAAAAGTTAAAGAAAAATCAAAAGATAACAGTCAATGATGTTGAGAAATATTATGACTTTGAAGATTTTTACAAGATTGTAAAAGAAGATGGTATGTTGGTTTATATTGATCGACATGATAACGATGATAAGCTTGGATTTTATGTCGAAGATTATTTGATGGATGATGATATTGACCCTACAACATATCAATTTTTCTCTGTAATTTACGATTTGGACAAGATGCGATTGCTAGATATTGAAAACAATATTCTGCCAGAGAGCAGCATTAAGTGCTGATTTATTGATGGTTTCACTAGAAGTAGTGAGGAAATAGCCGTAGCTCATGGCGCTATGCAATGCGAAAGACCTCCTGTTCAAGCCCTGAACTCTCGACCTTTTCAGACAAGCAAAGAGTAGCGCATAGTTTAAATAATGAGTGAACCAAGCCACCTACGGGTGGTTTTTTAATGATTAAGTAACCCTGTCACTTCGGTGACTTAGCCGAACGTATTACGGCATAAAGCCCTGTCATCTGATGGGGTTTTTCTTTTTTTGGTGATTGCATGGATTTAGTCGAAGCAAAGAAGAATCTTG